GAGACAACAGCACTTACACCAGATCTTTGACCTGTAATTTTTGTGCCAACCAATTGATCCACATATGCAGATACAGGAATTCCTTGATAATTATTATTAATTTGTACACCATAATATATTCGATTATATCCAGTATTACCAGGTATTACTTTTGCACCTTCTTTAAAAAAATGTTGACCAAATTTTTCAATTTGATTCTGTAGTATAGACTGAAGAGCTGTTAACTCTCTAGCTTGAACAGGATATCCTGGCTTAAACAATACCCGATAAAAATCATCAGACGGATCATAATCGTCAAAATAAGGGGCTACATTTAAGTTGGTTTGCTGTGGCATGATTTTTTAGAACTGCAAAACTATTTTGATATCTTCTTTTTGGTTTGTTGACCGCGTGATAGCTGGTCTATTATCAACAAAAATAATATTTCCTGAGTATTTTTTAACCTCTGGATTAGCAATACCTTCAGTAAAACTTTGGCCAAGATAATATGTTCTATTATTTAGAACTGTAGATAGACCCGTAAATCCAGTATCAATTTGTAATGTAGAACCAGATGAAGGGGCAATTTCTACATCTCCACCTGTACCAGGAGAAGCAGTAAATGCATTTCTATTAAATCCATATTGAGGATCTGTCACTCCTGAACCCACAGTATTAAAACCAGCAAGGGTTCTATCTTGCCAATATTTTAAAACACCAGTTGTTTGATCATAATTAACAACTCTTGCTACAGCAGTGGATCCTGTAGAAATTGTTTGAGTAACATAAGAGTCTGAGGTAAATGTAGCAGAACTATATCCAGTTCCAGTCAATCTTAAAGCACCAAGAGCACTCGCTTTATCAGCACTCATAAGTGATGTAGAATTATATTGTTGAGGATTACATACCACACCAACTCTTGCTATGTCATTACCCGTTATAAAATCAGGATTTTCATTATCATTTTCAATTCTAGAATATAAAAGAACATTATAAGCACCAAGTTCTCTGTATATGTTAGATCCATGTCCACCTTGAGGAGGAATAATAACATCAAATAAAGGTCTTGTGCTTCCAGTAGGGACACTCCCTGCCTCTAAATCAACACTTCCAAATGTGTAACCAGATCCTTGCTTAGAAACAACTATGGTATCAACTTGTTGATCATTAGTTGTTATAATAGTGCATTCTGCACCAGATCCATCACCCTTAATAGGGACATTACGATATTCAGTACCACCCACAGGACCAATACTTACTCCTCTGTTAGTGACCGTTACTATTTTAATTGATCCATCTACCGCATTATCTCTTACTGCTGCATTATCATTACTTGTTTCCCAATCTCTAGGAACAGGCATAAAGTCTGTAGAATCAAACTTTACAATATCAGATGGTTTAATTGTATAAAGATATTTCCAGATATAATTATCACCACTACTTCCAGCAGATTTTGGTTCTAAATCAGTAAATGTTGGTTCATCTAATGAAGGTCTTCCATTAGGATTATCAGGATCTGTACCGTTTTGAAGACATTCATAAACTCTATAATCACTGTTTATAACATAATAAGTGGCAGTATATAAATTTGTTGCACCTGAAACTGGAGCAGTGTTTGTTCTGCTATAGTCTCCTCTATACATGTCATAGGTAGTACCTGATGACCATACTCTTTTAGTGACAACTTGTTTTGCATCTGCTGAATTTATTTTCTTCAACGCAATCATATTATCCCAATAGTCAGTTTCTTCTGAAAAACTATCTTTAGGGGATGGTGGAGTTGTATTCCAATCAGTTGCAATATCAGTGGGATTTGTTAACCCAACAAAAGAATAATATGCATTTGTACTAGAAGTTACTCCAGCAATAAAATTCTTTGCATTTAATATTCTAATCTGATCAGTTATTATAGCAGCCATTTGGACAGAGATTTTTCTTTATTTATTAATGATTTGATCAAGGAGTTCTATAGTCCTTATATTTAAGTGATTGAGATCTTCTTACTACTGTAGAAGTAGAAATTCCACCTGTTCCACCTAAAGTATACGCATTATAAGCAATACTTTCAGATCTTGAGGTTAGGTTAATTTTACCCCAACTATATGATCCAAAGTAATTACCAGTTTGAATTCCAGCACCAGTGAAAGATGGCCATTGACCACTCCAAGTATTGAAGTTTGTTACTTTCACAAACACCCTATTAAGATGAGTTGTGCCTATTCCAACACCAGTAGTTTCAACTCCAGTTGGAGCTTGAACTATTTCATAATTATTAACTTCATAAACGTTATTTAGGAATTGAGTTCCAACTCCAATAACAGCACCACCAGTATCTACAGAATTAATTGATGTAGTTGCACTACCAACTGTAGAATCATTAACGATGAAGAAGTCACCTGTAGATATTCCACTAATAGTAACTGCAGTTCCAGCAATACTAGAATCTCTTAGATCTGATGTAAGAGGAATATGTAAATCAAATATTAACTGATAATTAGTTGTACCAGCTCCAATTGTAGTAGTTCCAAATCCAACTATGATACCAGAGTCACCTTGATAGTAATCAACTTTATTTTCTTCTTCAGAAATTGTTGGAGGACTTATAAGAACTGCTGGTGGATTAGATGATGTATATCCTGCACCAACACTTGTAATTGCAATACCTGTTATAGTACCAGCAGCACCAATTATTGGTGATCCAAAAGCAGTTGTGGATGTTGAACCAACACCAACTTCATTTCCACCTAGTGATGTTGTAGCAAAACTAACTGTAGCAGTGCTATAACCAACACCACCAGTAGAAATAGCAACAGAAGAAATTGTTCCTAGACCAGATACTATTGCAGTACCAGCAGCACCAATCTTATCTTCTTGAGAATCAAACTTAACTTTCTTCTGGAAAGCAAAATCACTATCTACTAGTAAAGCAGGAAGTTGATTAACTTCATCTTGTGGATCAAAGTATGGTCTTGCATTTTCTACATAGATGACAGTTGATCCAATTCCAACAGATTTGATAATAGGTGAATAAGGATTAATAACAGGTTCATAAATTTCCCTATCTTTTCCTACACCTTTTTCATTAATAATCTTATCTTCAGTTTGTCTACACCAGTTAATTGGTCTTTCTAAAGATGAATTACTACTATTACCTGGACCATAATATGGTGGAGTAGAAACACGATCTGTTGAATCTACACTAATAGGAACTCTAGCAACTTCTTGTAACCAATTATCTTGAGATGTTAAACGTCCAATAGTTAAGTCATCACCTGGTTTCACAGTCTCTATAACTTTTCTTTCAACAACGTCTTGACCACTAGTTCCCTTATAGAAAATAATTTCAACTGTATCACCAACTTTAGGTGCTTCAGTAAATGTGATTACACTACCGCCAGGGAACTTATATCCTTTACCAGGAACTTGAGGAATGTTATTAACAAATACAAGAAGAAGGTCTTGAACATCAATCTTTGATCCTTTCTTAGCAGCAATAGAAGTAGATGCATTATTAAGTGTTAATTCAAAATCAGTTTTACTTCCATCAATAAATCTTTCAATATTATCAAGAACCTCTAATTGACCAACAGACCATGCAGTAAATTCATCATTAAATATCTTTTCAATATCAACCGTAAACTCTCTAAATGTTTTACTAGGATCAGTTGGAATACCTGTAGTTCCACCAATAGGAACAGTTAGTTTCTGAAGGTTACCATATCCACTACCAGTATTTTGAATAGTGAAATTAACAACACTAGAACCTTGTCCAACAACCACATCGATTGTAGCATTAGTTCCAACACCACTAGATGTATCACTATATTCTAAGTTTAGATTACTATAAGATTCTGGATCATCAAAGACTACTTTATTAAATCCATTTACCACACCACCTCTAGCATATAGATGATTTCTAGTAGATATTCCAGTTTGAGTTTCAAATGTCTTACTATCAAGAACACGTAATACCTCACTTCCATTTGCTGCAACGTCAAACTTACTTGCTGAGTTATTATTCAATCTAGGAGCAATGATGGCAGATTGAACAGAACCAAATCCAACATAATGACTTAGAACTGTGGATATACCTACATTAACTTCAAACTGAGTTGTACTGTTAACGGCAGTAACATTAGTTCCTGTATAGTAAGGATCTGGTTTTCTTGGATACTTATGGACTGAAGCATAGCTATCTTTAGAACATCTAAATGATAGAGATTCTGTAGAAAGTTTTATACTGGTTCCAGTTGTTAAACCATGTAAAGAACCATCACTACCAAGTGTCATCGTCAAAATACCAGATGATGCACTGTATACAGCAGTAGAAATATTGTAATTAACTATTGTTGATACACCAACATTAAGTGAGAATGTATTTGTTGTAGTAGCAGTGATAGTTGTCGTTCCAAATCCT